TGGAGGTGTTGTAGTAACCGGAGGTGTTGTTGTAGTAGTACCACCAGTATCACCAGCGGCAGCGGCAGCAGCGGCAGCGATTTGAGCTGGTGTAAGGTCAGTATTTCCACCTGTTGCTGTCGCACCGTAATCACCGCCTCCAGCAACTGTATCTACAGTACCAACAAATGGAGCCGCTGCTGGCAGAGCGGTAAGACCTTGATTAGTAAAGTTCTCTATACCGCTAAACTGGTCTGCTTTAGTGGTAGTATAGGTATCAAGAGGAGCTGTGCCGGGAGCAGTAGGCGTTCCAAGCTCATCAAGGGTAGTTTGATCAACCCCAAGCAGACCTGCCAGATAATCATTAGGGCCAGAACCGAAGGCATCGAGATATCGTTCTATAGGTCTGTCTTCTACATAGTCAAAGAATTGAAACTCTTTCTCAAACCCGTGTCGGTAATCAGTGGGAGGGTCTTGCTTAAAGTCTCCCTTCAAAAAGGATTGTCTTTCAGCTCCTGTCCCTGCCTTGGCATCAAGAAAATATCGACCATCTCTTATGCCGCTAGTTGCGTCACCTATTGTGCCTTTCATACCGTCTTGCCAATTTGTGGTAATAGCATCAGCCGCGTCACCAGTAGTAGCAGTGATGTTAGTTAAATCACCTCCTTGGCCTACTATTGAGTCCACAGCAGCACCCGTACCAGCGACTGTGCTTGCTATTGCTGGGTCTGAGTTCTGAAGAGTAAAAGCATCGCTGCCTTCCACCGTAGTCAACTGTGAAGCATCACCTACGCCAATTGGAACAAAACTATTTGCAGAAGTAGCGCCGGGGACAAAAGAAGAGTTAAGAATAGTCGCGTTAGGATTTTGCTCAAGAAAAATAGCATCATTAATAGAGTCTAAGTATTGTCCTCTTGCTTCGTCGTGCGGATGGTTGTGAACGCCGCCTGTAGTTGAGCCACCTTCATCCATCCCGACAACACCGCCTGTAGCGTATTGTCCTGCGTAAGGGTTAGAGCTTGTCTGACGGCCCTGTCGTTGGTTGCTTCTGTTGGATACACCAATAGCATTGCCAAGAACGTCTTCAAATTCTTGAGCATATGCTCGATCTTCACCGAGAGTTTTCTTTCTCAGAGCTTCCATATCCTCTTGCGCTAAAATCTGAGCTTGAGTTCCTACACCAACAGCCATTGGCGCGAGAGAGGAAGGGCTTAGCGCCTGCTTACCCATAGCCTTTAGGCCATCCATGCTGCCAAAACCACCCATCCTCTGGGCTGGAGTCAATGCGGCGCGAGCTGTATTTACATCTCTCATCGCATTAGGTACTGCCGCCTGAAGGTTAGCATTTTGTAATTGAGCAGGAGTTATTCCAGACCCCATATTAGTAAGAGGTTCAGCTCCAGAAAAGGTATTTATCATGTCTATATTTGCAGTATTCGGGTTATAGCTAGAATACAATCCCGTAGGCGCTGGAGGCCCAGCAAGCAGCGTAGGAGCATCAACGCCAGCCGCCATAAGTCCTTTCGAGCTTTCAGCCAAACCAGTCTGAGCCGCCTCAGCGCCTTGTAAAGCCGTAGAAACACCCTTATTAGCAACATCAGCACCAGCACCTAGAACCTGACCTAAACCAAAGCCTGTTACGGCGCTAACCAAGCCTTTCTCAAAATCTCCTGATTCAGCCCAAGTAGCAAGACCAGCGCCTAAAGCTCCAGCTCCTGCCGCCCCAAGGGCTGTACCGCCAAGCGCAGCCCCACCAATAGCGCTTCCGATCATAGGAGCAAGCAGAGGTGCTAGAAAGGGCAGAAACGCCTCTGGCTGACCCGTCATAGGATTGGTGGTTAGTTGTCCAGTAGGGGACATAGAGGCAAGCCCCTGAACCTCATATGGGTTCATGTGAACAAGCTGAGAATCTCCGTAACGTCCATGCCCAGCCATTTGATTGGCTTGTCGGGCTAAAGGTGGTTTAGGTGCTATGTTGTTCATACTTATACCTAGCTGGTTTCTACGCCAAATAAATTAAAGCTCATGTCTGCTGTGGAGGCATAAACTTTAAGCACATCGGCTTGGTTAAGGGTTATCCCAATAACAACGGTCAGTGTATCATTTGCTACCACTGACTTGTCATAGAAAATAAATTGCTTGTTATCTGTTGCAGCCCCCGCGACATGGACGCTAAGACGAAAGGTCTGAGCGCCAGCGTTACGGTTACAAACCACAAAGGAACTTATTGTGGTCTGAGCCAAGTCGGGAGCGGTATACAGGGTAGCTGTGGTAGTTGCTGCTGGGGCTACTTGACCCAATACCTTTATTACATCAGCCATTTCCTGCCCCCATCAATAAGAACTGATATCTTTTTAAGGCCAAAGACTCTTCCTTGCCTGATTTGGTGGATAGTTCTCTAACATCATCGCTGACAGCAGAGAAAGATCGCTCTATAGACCGCCTTAAAGTCAGCTCATTCTGAAAATCATATTCAGGATTTGCAGTAGGCAATACGACTAAGTTTACTTTTTGAGCCATTAGCGCCTTCCGTCCGTTCTTACGTCAAGTCTAAGCTCGCCCAGAGTCCATCCGTAGCCAGTACCTGTGCTTTCAACTCTTATTATTGATTCTCTGGTTCTTGCTCTCAAGAAGGACTGATTCGTGTTTTGTGTAACCGTAGCGGTAGCCAAAGTTGTAGCAGCGTTTAAAGGAAAGTCCTTCCCTTTTATAGTTATATCCATAGATGCTGACGCGGCTGTTCCCCTGAACTCAAAGTCAGGAATCATCCGGCTTATAGACATAAAGTCCTCGCCATCACCCATTTGTATGCCGCCAGACTCTATATAGGCATTCATTGCAAGGCCGTCAGCATCATGACCAACCTCATGGCTATACAGATAATTGTTATTTGAAGAGGTTATAGCATCGGCAGCAATAGGATTAGTCCTTGTGTTTGCAGGTATCCAAGCTGCTCGTGTCAACGTGCCTATAGACCAAGAGTCCTCCATGTAATTATAAGATACATAGTTAGTGCATTCTGTATTGCCAGTACCTACCGGATAAAACCAGTAAACCTCAGAAAAATCCACGCTTGTTGTGGCAAATACTTTGTATTCTTCAGAGGTGTTTATACTGCTAAAAACATAGTCAAGAACAGTACATGTTAAACGCTGTATTGACCCGTTGTAGAAGTAGAAACCACCTCTATCCATAAAGAAAACCATGTCCCCTGCGTTAGTCGCCGCATTGGGGGAAATCATAGACAAACCTTCGTTTACTACCTCAAACTGGTAAGTAAAGGGACGGCCAGAAAAGCGCATAGAGTGAATGCTGCTATTCGTAAATATCAATATTTCTTGGCGGGTCTTAATAGCCCCTACAATAAACGATCCCGCTGTAAGCGATACGCCTCCAGAGGTATTCGTAGAAGTAGGTGTCCAGTCAAAAGGATTCTCTTGGTCAGACCACCTGACTAGCAATGGGTCAATAGTGGCTATACCAATCCCGTTGCACCCAAAGCAAATAGTATGCCGATCAGTTTCCGAGACCATTACCTGCAAGGCTAGAACTGGTGGCCCTACTGCTCCTGACTTATCAACAAGAGCCTTCGCCCTAACATTTGTCCCTGCGCTTTCATCCCAATAAAAAATACCACCGCCACGAGCGCAAAAGATTAGATCATTGCCAAACGTATCTTGGCTCCAAAGCCTAAGCTGATTACCAGCAGTAATAGCGGTTGATCCACCCCAAGCTGAAGAACCCCAAGTGCCAGCTCCAAAACCTGAAGAAGAAACAAAAGTATTAAGGCCAGTATTAATCTGATAAGCGCCAATTATTGAGCCGCCACCGTTGCCATTATCTGCTGGACTAGCCGTTACTGTAGCGCCAGCAGCACTTTTAGCTACAATCGTGTATGTATTCCCGTCTACAATACTGGCGATTTGATATTCTTGGTTTAAAACCGCAGCAGTAATATTCCCGCCTAACGTCACGGCTCCTGAGAAAGTAACAAAATCATTTGCTACCGCGCCATGATTGGCATCAGTTATCGTAAGAGTAGAGGAATTATTAGTGGCAGAAAAAGTAACCGCTCCAGCAAGAGTGGTCTCTCTTATAGGGGTAACGTCATTGTAGGCAGACCCTTCGTTGACATAAAACTTTAAGTTAGTTCCAACCCCAAGGTATTCAACAGAGGCTGCTGCTACCCAGTCCAGAAGAGAACGGCATATTCCTAAGAAAGTGGTGTTTGAATACTTCTGCCACCCGCCAATCTGTTCCGGCCTTCCCTTCCTGAAGCGAATCTTATCGGCATCATACCAGCCGCTACCAGCGGTTAGCTCTGTGCCTTCCCGATTAATGCCGGGATTGAAATCATATTTAACCAGCATCTTGTGATATTACCCTTGTCCGATTAAAAAATACTCAAAGATAAGTGTTAGTGCTTATCATATCAACAACCTCTAAAGCCCTTCCTTTTACCTGTTTTGCCCACTTTGAGTTGAGAAAGTGAGCCGAGGCTTCTTTATGATTTGCGACTTCCATGTGGCTTATTGCTACTTTAAAACTAGCAAACCTAGCCCTGCCTAAATTGAAGTGCATATTAATAATAGCATCTCTTCGAGCGCCCTCCTCTAGGTCATTAAACCAACTGTACTCTGAGGATAATTCTTTAATAGTCCTGATCACATCATTCGAGAGCATATAGTCAATTTCATCATCGCTGATGCCAAGACCTTGATGCTCTGAATCCGAGCTAATATTTCTTCCGCAGCCAATCGTCAAAATTCCAAGGCTGTCCTTGTATGCGTGATTTTTTACGCCCTCATGTCTTTTTAACTGTGCTATTAACTTGTCCATAGTAACTTCCGTGGCTACGGACTCTGAGATCACTAGCAAAAATACTACTAAAGACCAGAGAACCCCGAAGCCTTTGTGCATTTTAAGAGCTAATGCCCTTCACTTTTTCATATGACCTAGCGCCAGCCAAACCGAGCATAGCCATTAATATAGGCAGCATTACTGTTGTATCTACCTGCGGAACCACTACCCCAAAAGGAGCTGCCAAAGGAGATATCAAAAAATTTACTGTGAAACCAAGGACGCAAACCCAAGCGGTTGCTGGCCTCCAAGAACTCTGGAACCAATTTCCTTGAGCCTCAACTTTATTCACTTCGATCTGGGCTGTCATTTGCTTGTCGGCAATAACTGCCAGCTCGTGCGATAGCTTCTCTCTGAGATCACGATCTGGGATTGCTTTCTCCAAGATAGACATGGCAGGGCTTATAAGGGCAGTAAGAGAGGCAATCATATTTAAAGAACCAGCCAGATTATAAGACCAACAACCAAGACCAAGCCAATAGCGCCAATCGTAGAGTCTTCGGTTGCCTCTATTAAGTCAGTAACAAGACTTCCCACTTTTGCCAATGAATCTTTAATCATTTTCATTTTAATTTTCCTATTCTCCAAGCAAGAAAAGTATTAAGCCTATAAGAACACCCATTAGAACAAAAAGTCCTACAACAAGCTTAAATACCAGCATTAACTCATCGTCTTTTCGGACTGCAGCTCTTTGCTTTTTAGTCCTCATTTTTAACTTAAAGTCTCTGTCTTTCTGAATCCTGACGGCATTTCTCTGAACCCGTTGCCACTGAGGAGTCTTCCCCTGTCTCATGTACTCTTTGCCAATTTCCTTCATCATGTCGGCAATCCGGTCTTCTTGGGATTGAATGTCCATCGCCTCTTGCAAAGGAGAGCCTAGATAAGCATCTTTGTCGTGTTGCTTGACCTCCTTTATCTTTTCTTCAATGGCTTCCTTCGAGGCAAAGAAAGCGGAGATTTCTCCTCCCATCGCTTGTATATCTTTCTTCCGCTTTATGCCTTTTTGGACAAGCGAAAATGCTGAGTCAAGACCCTTTATTAAAAGTGCTATCTCGCCAATCATTGGATTTCACCTCAGCTCCTCAACTAAGCTAAAGCGCGTCTAGCTCTTCGTGCGTAGTACAAGCATTAATCGCTACGATGCTGGCATCTTTTACATCTTTAGCTGTGCTAACGGCAGA